TATATCGCCTTGTGCCATATTTGCTCCTAAGTAATATTCGTAAAATAAGTAAATGTGTAAGTTAAATACTTCATTGTCATTAAATCTGATATTTGCCAGTGTTCAGATGTACCAGCTACTAATGTTCCATTATTTTTGGAAAACTGAAAATACGAACCTCCACCACTCATAGTTACAGAAGTATCTCTTGTGTCAGCTGGAAAATGAGTTGGACTACCACTATATCCACCACCACCCCAGATTGGAAAAGGCAAGTTAGCTATTCTTAAAGTACCAGTTCTACTTCCCCAACTTTGAACAACGTGACTACCAAAAATAGTTACTAAACTACCTATACGAATATATCTTGATGCTTGGTTTTCAGTAACACCTAATGCATGATTGTAAATAGTTACATCACCACTTCCAGTAGTAGAGGTGATATCAGCATTGAATTGTCCAGTTTCGTAATGTTCTAAAACTTCACTTTTTGGACTACCAACTATGTTAGATGAAAGTGTTTGAGCAGAGAAATCTATTCCATGACCAGCAGTTCCTATCACAAGGTCGCCATTAGCGATAGTAACATCACCATCTGCTTCTATTGCCATTGCATAAGTATTGTTTGTATAAAAAAGCTGTCTACCATTTGCATAAAGTTGATGGTAAAAATCATTTTGATATAGACCAGAATACATTCCTACTGTACTACTTGCACCACCAGTTGTACTATTTTGATATTGTATAGCAGATTCACCAGAACCATACATAGTTAGTGTTCTATAATAATTAGAACTATTAATACCTACTTTATCTGCACTTTCATCAACCAACAAAGTATCACCAACAGTTAAATCACCACTTACTGTAGCAGAAGTTAACGTACCAACAGAAGTAATATCTGTTTGTGATGGGTTTACTTTGGCAGTTGTCACAGCATCATCAGCAACCTTTGCCGTTGTAATATTTGCATCTAAAACTTTTGCTGTAGTTATGGCATCATCAGCAATATCAGCCGTTTCAACTAGACCACTACTAGATGGTTTGAATTTAGATAAGTTTCTTGCTAGGCTCATTATTCTATCTTTCCAGTATCTGGGTTAAATTTTTTACCAATATTTTTTTTAGAATTTTGCCAAACTGTAATGTCATCTTTGATAGCATCATAGGCTTCTTTAACGTAGTCATCATCAGTTTTACTATTAGATATTGTTAGCCATTTAGTTGCTACATACATACCTTCAATATCTGTGTCTATTGCTTTTAATGAAACATTTTGTTTTAATGTTCCACTTTCTGTAACAGTGTTATTTTCGTCTACTTTTTGTTTTTCAAAATTTTCTACTGTTATA